GAGAACCTACATAATTTCTCGTAATATATATATAATGAAAAAAATTGAAATTCGAACTATTGATGAAACCCCATTGATTGAAAATTTAGAAATTGATTTAGAATATTCTATCAAAGACTTGAAAAAAATAATCAAAGAAGAACAAATGAAAAGAGGCGAAAAAGAACACGAATATATGATATTTTATAAAAATTGTCCAAAAAATGATGCTGGATTCAGCGAATGTGAAGATAAATTGAAATTGAAAGAAATATTGAATCCAAATGAAAAAGTAAAAGATAAAGTCTATTATGTTTGGAGATTAAGAGCAGCGACTCCAAAACGTTCTTCTATAAGAAGATATTCTTTAAGAAGAGGTGGAAAAGGAAAGAAACAAAGAAAAACAAAAAAGGCTAAACGCGCCTAAAAATGAAAAATAGTGGACAACTTATGTGTTTTGTTTTTTCTTTTGTTTTTCTTTTTAGAAATAGTTTTTGTTTTTTTAGGAGAAAGAGGAGAACCTTGTTGTAAAGGTTCTCCTTTTTTGCTATCTTTTGATAATATATCTTTTGGTGAATATTTCAAGAACCACATTTCATATTCAGGGGTTCCGCGCTTTAATTCTTTGAATTTCTTCGCTTTTTCGGCACGAATATCTTCCATAGTAGGCTGTTCCCCATAGCATTTAATACTAAATCGTTTAAGAAGACCTTTTTGTTCCAATCTATTTTTCTCTTCCACTTCAAATAAGAATTTTGCCATACATAAAATTCGTTCTTTGAAATAAGAGTATTCGTCCGCATAAATAAAAGCCAAATAAAAACTCAACATAGTATCAATCGTCGCCACATTGATTTCTTTTTCATTCATTTCGATCGTATTATAGTTATGACAAGCAATGGGTTGATAAATAAAGGCGATGGTATCTTTGTCTACACGAATTTCAATACGTTCTGGAATAATTTCGCCAACCGCAGGATGTATAATTTGTTTTACTTTTTTGATTCCAATTTCTTCTAACCTTTCCAAGACAATCAATGCACAACGTTCTGGTTCTTCAGATAAGACATCAAAATCCGGGATTTTTCTTATTAATTTTTTCTGGTTCTCCGGCATATATTTTGAATAAAGACTACTTGCATAACCACCAAAAAAGATGACACCTTGTTCTATGAAAGTATCGCGAACGGCAAAATAGATTTTTTCGGAATTCTCTTGATTGCTTTCTAATTCACGTTGAAAATCGACAGCTTCGCAATCTATTTTTGCAAGTGGATAATATTTGTTTAATAACGTGAGGCGTTTCAATACTTTTTCCCAGCGAGAAACATCCCCAGCAGGACGCGATAATTCTAAATACATACTCATTCTAAGATAATTTGGTGGAGCATATCGAATACCGGCAACGGAAATAGATTCGCGTCCAATCGCATCAAAGAGTGATTTTTCTAGAAATGTAATATCGGCGACAGGAATAAAATTCACAAATACTTTATAAGTTCCTGGATGAACACCGGATTTTGCTTCCACATCGGAATAACCAGCGCTATAATAGATATCGGCAAGTTCCTTGGCATCGATCAAAGCATTCGGTGAGAAAAAATCATAATCGGGGATTTCAATATCTTTATTATAAAATTGGGCATATTTTGGTAGAATATTATTGATGGCCGTTCCTCCATAACAAATGAGCCTTTTTTTTAAAAGGAAATCTTCGACAATTTCGATTATTTTTTTCACATCTTCACTTTGGGCTTTTTTCTCTCCTTGTATTTTTTCGGTTTCATCTACTGCGTGTCGTAAAATCGCCAATTCGCATTCTTGAAACGTCAATTTATCATCGCATAATTCCGTATTATATTTACCCGTATTATATTTGCCCGTACTATATTTGCGATGTTTTTTATTATGTTTTACATTATATTTTATAGAATTGTGTTTTACGCTATTTTCAATTGATGCCGAGTTTTCTTTGGTTAAACTCATCAAATATATATATACTATATAGAAATATATATATTTATTGTTTCATCTAACTATTTACACCATTCACTGGTATTCCAGTATTCAAATTCTGATGTAAATTTTTGAAATATTGTATTGCATAAGCAAATGGAACAAAAGATGTCTTATATTCATTAAAAACGGATTCATATATTACTAAATTTTTATCTTTATTCCAAAATTGATAAGCAATATTTTGTATTCCATAATTTACAATATAATCAAACACGAGAGGATTTTTAACATTCAACACAGGATCTGGAACTGCTAAACTCACATTCGTTGCATTTGTTGTTACAAAATCGTCCATAATAACTGGCGGACTCATTTGTTGCGTTAATACAGATCCATACGTCATTAAGCGAAATGTATTACCCCCAGATTCCATATTGATATATTTGGTTAAATCATAACAATTTCCACTATAACAATGTGCATAACTGGCGTAATCTGGATTGATCGATTTATCAATAATAAAAATAACGTGGCCCTTTAAATCAGCCAAAGTAGTATTGGCATTTACAGGAATAGGATTATTTTTAGAATCGACGTGTAATTTACCGCTATTTCCAAATATAGCATCAATGCTGGATGCAACCGATTTATAAATATTATTCTTATCATTGGATTTGATTCTCAATTGAATAAAGAGCGGATCTTTCGGATTTCCACAATACATAGACGAGAATGCATTGGACATAATTGCAGTAAAAGCATCGGTAAGTGAAATACTGTTTTTACTATTCAAATTTGTAAAAGTGGGGTCAATCGAATATCCTACAGAAGGAACACCGTCAACCGAAAAAATCTCCAAATCTAGAAAACGACATCCTGCATTGATAACATTTGTAATCATTTTTGTTGATACCGTGGAACCATCATATGCCGTATTATAGGATGATTTAATACAATATTGAGATAATTTCATATGTGATCTATTAGGCATAATATTACTGATAGAACCCGAAATAGTAGACATTTTGGTCTCTAAATTTGAATCGTCATTATTATCAGAATAAAAATATAAAAAAGAAAGGTAAAGAATAATACATATAATAAAAACTATAATTCCAATATATAAAATATCCATATTGTTATATTATCTATCTATAAAGAAATATAATAAATAAAATATACTATACTATAATATAAATATAAGTATAATGGCAGGTGGATTACTAAATATAATATCTGTTGGAAACAATAATGTAATATTAACTGGAAATCCCACAAAAACCTTTTTCAAAGTCGTTTATTCTAAATATACGAATTTTGGTCTCCAGAAATTTAGAATTGATTTCGATGGACAAAGAGACTTACGATTGACTACCCCCTCTACATTCACTTTTCGTATTACAAGAAATGCCGAATTATTGATGGATACCTATTTAGTTTTAACATTGCCGGATATTTATAGTCCAATATGGCAACCCGATCCATCAAATAATAATAATAAATGGTCGCCATATGATTTCAAATGGATTGATAATATTGGGACAAATATCATTAGTAATGTATTGATTACTTGTGGTTCTCAAACAATTGCGACCTATACTGGTGATTACTTGGCTGCAATGGTAAACCGCGATTTCGATTCAGAAAAAAAGAAATTATTTGATGAAATGACTGGTAATACAGTAGAACTAAATGATCCGGCCAATGCATTTGGTCGTGTCAATACTTATCCATCGAGTTATTATACGACAAATGTTGCAGGAGCAGAACCTTCAATAAGGGGTCGAAATTTATATATACCAATCAATACGTGGTTTACGCTCGATAGTCGTTGTGCCTTTCCTTTGATATCTCTACAATATAATGAATTGTATTTTGAAGTCACATTGAGACCGATTCAGGAATTATTCAGAGTGAGAGATATTTTCGATTTTGCGAATAATAATCCATATATACAGCCGGATTTCAATCAACAGCAATTCCAATTATATCGATATCTACAGACTCCTCCGTCTGTCAATTTAAGTCCTGAATCTTATGAAAACAATATTTCAAATTGGAATGCAGATGTTCATTTATTATGCACCTATTGTTTTTTATCAAAAGATGAGGCCAAATTATTTGCCAAAGAAGATCAGGTATATTTAGTAAAAGATGTATATGTCTATAATTTTCAAAATATAACTGGAACTTCCAAATTGGATTTGACTTCGACTGGTATGGTATCCAGTTGGATGTGGTATTTACAGAGGAATGATGTAAATATGAGAAATGAATGGAGTAATTATACAAATTGGCCATATAGAAATTTACCGGGAAATATTATTTTAGCTCCACAATATGACGAAAATAATAC